TATTGTTGACATGCCTACTGTCGAAAAGAACGGCAAGAGGCACGTCTCCCCCGCCGGGGTCGGCGCCATTCTGAATACCTATCTCCCCGACACCGCTTTTTTGGAAGCGGTCCATTCAAGCCCGCAGATGGGCGTGACCTCGTCCTTCAGCTTCGGGCGCTCTAGCGGCATCCTGCTAGGCGCAGCCGGCGCGCTGAGCCTCCCGGTAGTGGAGGTCCCGCCGAGCGTCTGGAAGCCCCGTATGGGCTGCACAGCCGACAAGAAGCAGACCGTCGCGCAGGCTTCCAAGCTGCTGCCGAAATGCATCGCGGCGTGGAAGCTGGTGAAGCACACCGACCGGGCCGAGGCAGCGATGATCGCAGTCTACGGCGCAGCGATCCGGGGAATGAAGCTCAACAACCCCTCGCTGATAATGGCCTAACTAAATGCCCTCACTAGCCGATCCCAAGCGCGAGAATTTCGCACAAATGTGCGCTCGGGGATTGCCCACAATCGAAGCTTATGTCCGCGCTGGATATAAGCGAAATACCGGCAACGCGACCGCGCTTAAAAAGCGCCCCGACGTCGCGGCTCGTATTGAAGAAATTCAATACGAGATTGCCCATAACAATCAATCCGGCCTTAATGAATTCCTTAAAGACACAGGTCTTACGCCTGCATTCATTGTTCGGAACCTTCTTGAAACCGGCAATGAGGCGCGCGCCGCCGGTAAATTCGAAATAGCGGCTAAATGTTTTAAGGACCTTGGCGGCGAATTGTTCGGGATGTTCCTAGAACGCAAACACCACGCCGAAGAAAAAGCTAACAGTGTATCAACTCAAACAAACACCACGATCAACATTGAGAACCTCAATCAAGCGCTTGAAGCACTTGGAGGACCAGATCAAAAAGTCCCTAAAGTCGTCGGGGACGCTGAATACGTTGACCTCACAGGAACGCTCCTTCCTGCTCCAGCTATCTCAAGCAAGCAGCGACGAGGGTAAACTCCGCGCCCTCGACGGGCTTATTGCAAATCTGGAAGCGCAATACGACGATCTGCTTTTCACCGAAGCGCGCGTCGATATGGCGGCATTCGCTGAGTATATCGATCCTGAGTGGGTGCCAGCCCGACACCACCAACTCATGATCGATAAGCTGGAAGAGCAAATCGTCAACGGCGAAAACGGTCGTGTTATTGTCTCGATGCCTGTTGGTCACGGTAAGTCGGTCTATTCGTCTCTGACCGCGCCGGCCTTCATGTTTGGCATGAATCCCCATGAACGGATCATCGCCGCAGGCCACACGCAGAACTTCGTCGAGACGGCGATCAGCCGCAAGGTCCGTGGCATTCTCCTGTCCGACCGCTACAAGAAGCTGTTCCCCGAGACGATCCTCGCCCACGACAGCCGCGCGTCCGACTACTTCACATTCGTCCCGCGCCGCCAGGGCACTGCCGGCCACTATCTGGCCAAGGGCGCAGGCGGTGGCATCGCCGGCTTCCGCGCCACGCGGATAATCGCGGACGACCTCTATCCCAACCTTCAAGAAGCCAACTCCAAGACGTACCGCGAGAGGGTTCTGGAGTGGTGGCACGGCGACTTGACCACGCGTCTCCTGCCCGGCGGCAACATGGTTCTGGTGGTCACCCGCTGGCACGGCGACGACATCATTGGCAACCTTCTGGAAGCCATGTCGCGCGGTGGCGAGAAGTGGGACACCGTGATCCTGCCGGCGGTCTGCGAAGACGCCGCCACCGACCCTCTGGGTCGCGAGGAAGGTGAACCGCTCTGGCCTGAGTATCACACGCTCGACGCGCTGATGCTGAAGAAGGCCAACAGCCCGGCCAGGACGTGGAACAGCCTCTATCAGTGCAACCCCTCGACCGCAGAAGGCGGCGTGCTGAAAGAGGAATGGTTCCAGCACTGGGAAGACCTTCCGAAGGAAAGCATGGTCCGCAGGCGTTGGGTGTCTTTCGACTGCGCCAACTCCGCAAACGCTCGATCCGACTACACCGTTGGAACTGCGTGGATCGAGACATTCGACAAGCGGTTTTTTTTGGTGGACGCCGTTCGCGCCCGTGTCGAATTTGCCGAACTGGTAAAACTGGTCGACGAATTTGCCCGCAGACACCGTGCCCAGGCCGCGCTTATCGAAGACGCCGGCTCTGGTAAGTCCCTGCTACAGGCTTACAAGGGTAAGATGTGCGCCCCCCTGATCGCCATCAACCCCTATAACAAATCTAAGGAATTCCGCTTCGACGAAATCAGCCCGATGTTTGAATCAGGCGCTGTCCTTCTCCCGAAGCGGCATGAACTCCTACCCGACATCGAGCGCGAGTTACTTGAGTTCCCCAACGGAACGAAAGACGACATCGTCGACTCCTGCACACATGCCCTTCGCTGGGCGCGTGGATCAAACACCAAACGCGGCACCAAGAAACTTGGTGGCACGCACTGAGGACCCCCACTATGGAATACCCCTACGCGACCTTTACCGACCTGACGCCCGAGATCGTCGAGACGTTCTCCATGACGTTCAACAACACTTCCGGCGAATCCGGCGAACTCACGGCGTCCTACAAGGGCGGCGCGCAGCTTCAGGAAGTCGCCAGCATGATCCAGCGCTTTCTCGTCGCCGCCGGCTTCACCTATGTGACCGAGGTGGTGATCGAGACGAGCGGCGGCAACGACGTCTCGTCGAACTTCTAAGGGGCCGAAAGGCTTCTGCCGCCTTAGCTTAAATGGCTAAAGCACTGGTTTTGTAAACCTGAGAGTGTCGGTTCAACTCCGACAGGCGGCACCACGCGGCTATGGTGAAATTGGTAGACACGCCAGATTTAGGTTCTGGTGGAGAAATCCGTGGGGGTTCGACTCCCTCTAGCCGCACCATTCCCCTTAATAACAGTCGGTAGCTCAGTGGCAGAAGCGGTGCGTCTGGGACGCACAAGTCGCAGGTTCGACCCTGCCCGGCTGATTCCCCTACTTGGACTTAAACTACTTTAACTGAATGCCCACACTACCGGACGACTACGTCATCCCGGTGCCAGACGGCGTAGCCATCTTCCCTCATCAAGAAGAAAACGTGCGGTTTGCAGCGGGGCGCCGCGTAACTCTTATTGCAGACTCACCCGGCTGCGGTAAGACATTAAGTACCATCGCGTTGATGAACTGCTTTCTTCCAAAACGAATTCTCGTAATCTGCCCATCTTCGTTGAAGATCAACTGGCAGCGCGAGTTTCAGAAGTTCTCAACCCACGACCACCTTACAATAGGCGTCGTGACACCGAAGGACTTTCCCGACACCGATATTGTCGTGCTGAACTATGACATAGTTTCGAAATTCCACGACAAACTCGTCGCGGTGAACTGGGACTTCCTCATCCTCGACGAGGCTCACTTCGTCAAGAACCCAGACGCCGAGCGCACGAAACGCATCTTCGGCAAGAAAGCGAAGCGAAAGCCGATCAAAGCGATCCCGCACAAGCGGTTGATCCTGCTGACGGGGACCCCCATGACCAACCGGCCCATCGATCTTTGGCAGTTCTGCCAAGTCGCTGATCCCGGTGGCCTGGGCAAGGACTACTTCGCCTACGTCAAGCGGTACTGCGCCGCGTGGAACAGCCCCTGGGGCCTCGACGTATCTGGCGCGTCGAATCTTGAGGAACTCGGGCTCAAGCTGCGCCAGTCCTTCATGATCCGGCATGATAAGGGCATCCTTGGCCTGCCGGTGAAGCTACGCACGGTCATCGAACTCCCGACCGACGGTCTTGGCGTCGCCGGCCTCCTGAAACGCGAAGCCGACCTCTACGACCGTCTCAAGGCCGACCCCGACGTCGATCTGGAATCTGAGGACTTCGAAGAACAGGTCGAGCGTTTGTCCAAACAGAAGGGACCCGACCGGGTCCAGATGATGACCGACCTCGCGGCAACCCGCCAGGAAGTCGCGCTGAAGAAGCTCCCCCTCGTTCTGAGCTTCGTCGACAACCTCATCGCGCAGGACGAGAAAGTCGTTGTCTTCGTCTATCACCGAGCCGTAGCCGCCGCCATTGAGGCCCACTACGGAAGCGCCTGCGTCGTCGTCACGGGCGCCACGCCCATGCAACGCCGCCAGGACGCCGTGGACGCCTTCCAGGGCGATCCGGCTAAGACCGTGTTCATCGGGCAGATCAAAGCCGCTGGCACCGGTCTGACGCTCACTGCTGGCCGTACTGTGGTCTTCGCGGAACTCGACTACGTCCCAGGAAACTTGGAACAGGCCGAAGACCGGGTTCACCGGATCAGCCAGGACCGCATCTGCAACGCCTACTACCTCGTCCTCATGGCGTCGCTCGACGCCAAGATCGCGAACAACGTGGTGGAGAAACAGCGAAACATTCGCACCGTCATGGGCGAGTAAGCGCGCCGGGGAA